CTCGAACCCAGCACGCTCATCACCCGTTCGGAGATATCGCCGTAGAGAGCATAGTTGGATGAGCAGACGGCAATGTCGTGCTCCTCGACCAGCTTGCGTATCTTGAACATGGGCGCGCCCATGGCGACGCCCAGCGCCTTCGCCTCGTTCGACCGGGCAATGACGCAGCCGTCGTTGTTGGACAGGACCACCACTGGCCGTCCTCGCAGGCGGGGCTGGAACAGCCGCTCACAGGATGCATAGAAGTTGTTGCAGTCGACCAGCGCGAAGGTGGCCATCAGCGGCCACAGTGGCGCCGGATGCTATGGGTCACGACGCCCCATACCTCGCAGTCGCCTTCGACCAGCGGCAGTGATGGATAATCCTTGTTCTCCGCCGCGAGATGCCACTGCCCGCCCACCTTTTTGAGCCGTTTGACGGTGAGGTCGCCTTGCAGAATGGCGATCACGATGTCGTCTGGCTGTGGGGTAACGCCGCGGTCGATGATCAGCAGGTCGCCATCGAAGATCCCGGCATCGCGCATGGATTCCCCCGATGCGCGCACAAAGAACGTGGCCGCTGGCCGGCGCACGAGATGCTCGTTGAGGTCGAGCTTGCCCTCGATGTGGTCATCCGCCGGGCTCGGGAATCCCGCCGGCACCTGGGCGCTGAACAGCGGTAGTTCGAGTTTGGGCGGGGAATCGGCAGGGCGCAGCACGGAGATATGTTCCAAGGTAAAATTAGGAACACACCAAGAACATTGTTGAGGTGATTCGTCAACGCCGGCGTCGTGCAGCCCGCCACTCCCACGGCATATCAAAGGTGCCTGACCAGATATTGCGGCGGGACTGCGATGCCCGGTTTTCAGCCGAGACATAGTCCATGGAGTAACGGCGATATGCCAGGGCCCAGCCTTGCGCGACCATCCAGCCATTGAGATCCACCCCGCGGCTGCGGCAGACGGCGACCATCCTTCCATAGCGGTCAGTATCGCGGCCACGGCAGCTGACGGTCGCTCGGCCGATCCGGTCCGAGAGCGCCAGTGCCGCCTGCTGTCCGCAGCGCCAGCGTTCACCGCTCTCCCGGGTACAAAGCTGGCCGCTTTCCGGGGCATCGATACCGAACAGGCGGATCCGCGTCCCATGGATTTCGAGGGTGTCGCCATCAATCACCGAGGCAACCCCTGTCAGCGTTGCAGCATAGGCGGGCACACATGGCGCAAAGGCCAGCGCCGCGGCGGCAAGGCCGCGGAACATTGTCTGCAATCCGGTCATCAGATTTCCCGGGCGAACCAGCGAATGCGCCCCACGATGTTCACCTCTTCGGCCGTCCGCTCGTAGGCCGAATAGGTCTTGTTGTCGGAGATGATATTGACGACCGGCGGGTCGCTGTTGGGGATGTGCTCAAGGCGCTTGGCCACCAGGCCGAACCCGTCGTTGAGCACGAATACGCCCGGTGGGGTCGGCACGGCGCGGCCCATGTCGACCAGCACGATATCGCCATCCTTGAGCGTCGGCTCCATGCTGTCACCCACCACATGCATGATCCGCAATTTGTTCGGGTCGGCCCGCAGGCCATGGGTGATCCAGCTTTTCTGGAAATGATAGGGGCGACCATGGTCAGGCTCGATCTCGACCGTCGCACCACCACCCATGGCAGGCTTGACCGCTGCATAGGGCACCGCGACATAGACATCATCGGGGTTGGCGATGAGGGGAGCGTCACCTTCCACATCACCGATGCCATCGCGCAGCCATTCCCGATCGACCTTGAGCACCTCTGCCAGACGATCAAGCTTCTCGAGATTGGGGTTTTCGGATCGGCCGCGCAGGATGTCGTAGACATAGGAGCGGTTGACGCCAGCCTTCTCCGCAAGCTGCGGTGGGTTCAGGCTCAACTGACGCAATCTGGCCTTGAGGCGCTCGGCAATGGTGGTTTGCATGGGTCACATTTCCCTGTGGATTGCGTGGATATAGTAGGAAACTATTGCCAGCGTCAAACCAAAAGAACATAAGCGGAACACAGCGCGGAATCGGATGGTGCGGCAATGAAGCTTATCGAGAAGGAATATTATACCCTGCAGGAAGTCACGGCCGCCTGGGAGATGCCGCGCCACGACGTTGCCTACCTTGCGGAGACCGGTCGCATGCGGCTGACAGTCAGGGTCTGCCGGCTGCATATCGAGCGCGGTGAGATCGAATCTCACCCTGATTGCGGCTGGCATACCATCCCCCATGAACAGGCGCGCTATACCGGTCTCCTGGATATAACCGCGCAGGATGCCCAGCTGATCATGCGCAACGGAAGCACTGAAATTCAGGCATTTCATGCACCTGACGAGCACTATTGTCATGTCATGGATCCGAGCGAGCCCGTTACCATCCACGAGGCAGACCTGCTCATTCGCGCAGAAGAGCGGGCCCGGTTGGAACAGGTCGGGGGCAAACCTGAGAAGGTGCATGCACCTGAACTGTTCAGCCATGACATCAGCTATCAGCACGTGACCTGTGGCGGCCGGCGCTACCGCTTCGGCAAGATCCAGGCGCGCATCATCCGCCAGCTGCACCAAGCCAGCATGACCAGCCAGCCTTGGTGCAAGGGCAGCGAGTTGATCGAGAAATCCCAGTCGCGTTGCTACCGACTTGTGGACGTGTTCAAGTCCCAGCAGCATTGGCGTGAGCTCATCGAGTCCGATGGGCGCGGCAGCTACAAGCTGGCCATCCCACCCCAATAATCGCCCTTCAAAAGTCCAGCATTTCTGCCGCCGAATCCCTGATTCGTGCGGCATTTTGCTGTCCGGGCCATCCCCCAGTCATCCCCCTGCTGGCTTGCGATATCCCATCCTCATCCCACGGGGGTGGGATGAATATCCCCCAACGATTTTCCCATATTATCCCACCCCCAAGGTCACGCGCGGCCAGAAATTCCACGCCAGAGCTTGTCCATCAACGATGCCGATGGAGAAGCCACATGCACAAATTGTTTTTGCCCCAGCACGAACTGGCGAAGCGCTGGAGCCTGTCTCCGCGCACGCTCGAACGCTGGCGCTGGGCGCGTCGCGGCCCCGCTTTCATCAAGCTGGGTGGCCGGGTCCTCTACCGGATGGAGGACATAGAGGCGTTCGAAGCCGCCCAGGCCCGTCACAACACCGCCCGCGCTGATGCGCAGGCCGCGGCGTGAGGGCGGCCGACATGACCATTCCCAACCACATCAGCGTGGACGATTTCGTTCACATGGCCGTCGGCGAGATCGTCGCCCTGCCGGCCGAGGTGCTCGCCCATCTCCAGCAGGAGATCGAGGAGCGCCTGCGTTTTGCCAAGATGGCCAGCGACTGGCTCAATGGCGCGCTTGCCCTCAAATATGCCGATCGTGCTTCGCAGGCGCGCGGCGATGCCGGTAAGGATTTTGGCGCCGCGCGCTTCGCTGACGGTGACGTGACGATCGTCGCGGACCTGCCGAAAAAGGTCGACTGGGATCAGTTCGAACTGGCCCAGCTGGTCGAGCGCATCAAGGCCGACGGCGAAGACCCCCGCGAATATGTCGACATCAGCTTCAAGGTCTCCGAGCGCAAGTTCGCGGCCTGGCCCAGCCATATTCGCACCGCCTTCACTACCGCCCGCACGGTGCGCAGCGGCTCCCCCAGCTTCAAGCTCAAGCTGGAGGGCGCAGCATGACTCTCCCGATCATTTCGGCGGATCAGCGTCTCGCGGAAAACCGCGGCATCAAGGGCGTGATCTTCGGCAAATCCGGCATCGGCAAGACCAGTCTGCTCTGGACGCTTCCTGCAACGACGACCCTGTTCTTCGACCTCGAGGCGGGTGACCTCGCCATCGAAGGGTGGACCGGCGACAGCATCCGTCCCCGCACCTGGGAGGAATGCCGCGACTTCGCCGTGTTCATCGGCGGGCCGAACCCGGCGCTGCGCGACGATCAGGTCTACAGCCAGGCGCATTACAATGCGGTGTGCGCCCGGTTCGGCGATGCCGCGGCGATCGACCGGTACGAGACAGTCTTCATCGACTCGATCACGGTTGCCGGGCGCCTGTGCTTCCAATGGTGCAAGGGGCAGCCCGAGGCATTTTCCGACAAGACCGGTAAGCCCGACATGCGCGGCGCCTATGGTCTGCACGGCCGGGAAATGATCGCCTGGCTCACTCACCTGCAGCACACCCGGACCAGGAATATCTGGTTCGTCGGCATCCTCGACGAGAAGCTGGACGACTTCAATCGCAAGGTTTTCCAGCCGCAGATCGACGGTTCCAAGACTGGCCTCGAACTGCCTGGCATCGTCGATGAAGTCCTGACGATGGCCGAGGTGAAGGACGAGGCCGGAACCGCTTCGCGTGCCTTCATCTGCCAGACGATCAACCCCTGGTCCTACCCGGCAAAGGACCGGTCTGGCCGCCTCGCGCTGGTCGAGGAACCGCACCTGGGCCGGCTGATGGCCAAGATCCGTGGTCCCGTCACGCCCGCCAGCGACCGGCTCGAATTCGGCCTGCCCGACGTGTCGGTAGCCAACACCCAATCCCCCCAAAACTGACCTGAAAAAGGAGACCCATCATGGGTAGCTGGAACGATTTCAACGACGCCAAACAGACCTCTAACATCATCCCCAAGGGCACTCTCGCCAAGGTCCGCATGACCATCCGGCCCGGCGGCCACGACGATCCCAGCCAGGGCTGGACTGGTGGCTATGCCACGCGCGGCACGACCGGATCGGTCTATCTGAACATCGAATACACGGTACTCGAAGGTCCCTTCGCCAAGCGCAAGGTGTTCGGCATGATCGGGCTCTACAGCCCGAAGGGTCCCGACTGGGCCAATATGGGGCGCGGCCTGGTGCGCTCGATGCTGAACTCGGCGCGCGGGATTTCCGACAAGGACAACAGCCCGCAGGCCCAGGCGGCACGCCGCATCAGCGGTTTTGGCGACCTCGACGGGCTGGAGTTCGTCGCCCGCATCGATGTCGGCACCGACAGCAATGGCGATGACAAGAATGACATTCGCGCCGCCGTTACCCCAGACCACCGCGAATATGCGGCGCTGATGGGATCGGTCGCGACCGCGCCGACGGCGGCATCGCCTCAGTTCTCCACGGCACCTGCAACCGGCGGTCGCCCCGCCTGGGCACAGTGAGGAGCACGCCATGATCCTTCGTCCCCGACAGTCCCTTTTCGTCGAGCGCAGCCTGTCTGCGCTCGACACCCACGGCAACACGCTCGGTGTGGCTCCGACCGGCACAGGCAAAACGATCATCCTGTCTGCGGTGGCGGGCCAGATGATCGGCGACAGCCGCGCCAAGGCCTGTGTCCTGGCCCATCGCGATGAACTGACCGACCAGAACCGGGATAAGTTCTCCCGGGTCAATCCGGGCATGACCACCTCGGTTGTCGATGCTGGCACAAAGAACTGGAATGGCCAGGTCACCTTCGCGATGGTGCCGACCCTTTCCCGACCGGCGAATCTGGACGCAATGCCAGCGGTCGATCTGCTCGTGATCGACGAGGCGCATCATGCGGTCGCCGACAGCTACCGTCGCATCATTGATCGCGTCCTCCACCTTAATCCGATGGCGCGCATCTTCGGGGTCACAGCCACCCCCAATCGGGGAGATCGTAAGGGGCTGCGCGAGGTGTTCACCAACGTGGCGGATCAGATCCGCATGGGGGAGCTGATTGCCTCGGGCCATCTCGTGCGCCCGCGCACCTTCGTGATCGACGTCGGGGTTCGCGAAGATCTCGGCAAGGTGCGCAAGACGGTTGCCGATTTCGACATGGGTCAGGTCGACGCCATCATGAACAAGGCGCCCGTGACCGACCAGGTCATCGCGCATTGGCGGGAAAAAGCCGGCGACCGCCAGACCGTCGCGTTCTGCTCGACCGTCAGTCATGCCGAGAATGTTGCCGACGCCTTCAACGCAAAGGGCATTCCCGCAGCAGTCGTACATGGCGATCTGGATGACGCGACCCGTCGTGCCACCTTGGCCGCCTATGATGCCGGTGACATTCAGGTGGTCGTCAATGTCGCTGTGTTGACCGAAGGCTGGGATCATCCCCCGACCTCCTGCGTCGTCCTGCTGCGCCCCAGCTCGTTCAAGTCGACCATGATCCAGATGATCGGTCGTGGCCTGCGCACGGTAAACCCGGAAGAATATCCCGGCATCGTCAAGACCGACTGCATCGTCCTCGACTTCGGGACGTCGACCTTGATCCATGGCTCGCTTGAGCAGGACGTCGATCTGGATGGCAAGCAGGCCAACGGTGATGCGCCGACCAAGGAATGTCCTGAATGCGGCGCTGTCGTGCCGGCCGCCGTGACCGAATGCCCTCTGTGCGGCCATATTTGGGAAGGTAGCGGGCATGACCCAGCCGAACCGCTCGGCCAGTTCATCATGGCCGAAATCGACCTGTTCAAGCGGTCGAGCTTCGAATGGGTGGATCTGTTCGGGGACGATGCTGCGCTCGTCGCCAACGGTTTTCACGCCTGGGCCGGCGTCTTTTTCCTGAACGGTCGCTGGTACGGCATCGGCGGTCAGCCCAAAAAGTCCGCACATCTTTTGGCCATGGGTGAGCGCAGCATTTGCCTCGCTGCCGCAGACGACTGGCTCAACACCCATGAGAGCGACGAGTCCGCCCACAAGAGCCGTGGCTGGCTGCGGCAACCGCCGACCGACAAGCAGTTGGCCTTCCTGCCGCCGTCCTATCGGAGCGATTACGGCCTGACGCGTTACCACGCCTCCGCGCTGCTCTCCTTCCGCTTCAACCAGTCAGCCATCCGCGGCCTCGTGATGGGCGCGGATCCGCAAGCTCTGCGGGAGGCGGCGTGATGGACACTACCCATGGAAAAATCGCCCTCTGCCGAGAAGCGAATGCGCTGCTGGCATCCCCGCGGTTTGCTCTGCGCAGTCTGCCTTCGTCCGACTTCTGGCTTCGGCTGGTCGCGCCCGCAACGCACGAAACGATCGGGGCCCTATGTGTGGTTCTGCTCAATCAGCTGCCAGCGCTTCTTCTGGCTGCGGGCGCGCAAGGTGCAGGACATGGTTGATCTGACCGCCCAGGAAGAGGCCGCGATCCGCGCCACGCTGCAACCTGTCGCAGCCCTGATCGACACGATCGGCTGGCAGTTCCCGCCATCCGCATGGTCGCAGGAGCAGATGCTCCAGCTGATCACCGTCGCCATCGATGGCTTCCAGACCGCGATGCATCAGGCAGCCGTGGACGATCCCATGGAGGTGCCGTTCTGATGTTGGACTTCAATCACCGTCCCGCATTTGGCGAACGTCTGAACGCCCTCGTCGATAGCCATCTCGTTGCAGACAACGCCGCGCGCAGCCCCCGGGATTATCTCGGCGGCTCGCGAGTGGGCGTTTCCTGCGAACGCGCCCTCCAGTTCGAATTCACGGCTACGCCCAAGGACGAAAATGGGGAATTCTCAGGCCGAACCCTGCGGATTTTCGCGATGGGTCACGCCCTGGAAGATCTGGCCATTGCCTGGCTGCGCGGTGCCGGCCTCGATCTGTTCACCCGCAAAGGCAATCGTCCGGACGGCGAGCAGTTCGGCTTCTCAGCCGCTGGTGGACGACTGCGCGGTCATGTCGACGGGATCATTGCCGGTGCCCCTGCAGCGCTTGGACTTCGTGTCCCCGCGCTCTGGGAATGCAAGACCATGAACGCGAAGAACTGGCGGGAGACAGCGTCGAAGGGCGTTGTGCTGTCGAAGCCGGTCTATGCCGCCCAGATCGCGCTCTACCAGGCCTATATGGAAGCCAGCGTGCCGGGCATCTCGGCCGCCCCAGCGCTGTTTACCGCGATCAACAAGGACACGGCCGAACTCCACCACGAACTGGTCCCGTTCGATGCAGACCTGGCCCAGCGCATGAGCGACAAGGCCGTGCGGATCCTGTCAGCCACCGATACCGGCGAATTGCTGCCGCGCTTCACCCGGACACGTGAGCATTTCGAGTGTCGCTTCTGCTCGTGGGCAACCCGTTGCTGGGAGATGCCCCAGTGACCGAAGACAACATCGTTCACTTCAACCCCTGGCGGGATTTCAACGATGCCGCATCGCTGGAAGAGCTGCTCCTCGAGCCAGATCCAGCCCAGATCGCTGCCTTCTTCGATGTGGTTTTCGACTATTGCGATGGCCTGATCCCGGTCCGCAGCTTCATCGACAAGGGTCAGGGCATCGAGGGCAAGCCTCATAACATCTGGATCGATGCGGATGCGTCCGCACCGGAAAAGCTCACGACCTTTGCCCATTGGGCAGGCCGTGAAGGCGCGGCAGTTTACGTGATCCCCGGCACGGTGGCGGAGAGTGGCCAGGCAAAGTCTGCCGACATCACGGCGATGCAGGCGATCGTCGTCGACATCGACACCGGCGATATCGGTGCCAAGCTCGCCCACCTGACCCGGCATCTGGGCGACCCCACTCTGATTGTGGAAAGCGGCGGGCGAACGCATGAGGGTGCGCACAAGCTCCATGTCTGGTGGAAACTCTCGGAGCCTGCGACCGATGCCGACGTCGAGCAGGTCTGCGCTCTGCGCGGTGCCATCGCTGCCAAGGTGGCCGGCGACACCCATTTCCGCTCGGCGCACCAGCCGATCCGTGTACCGGGCACCATCTATCACAAGGGTGGCAGCCAGCGCATGGTGCAGATCCTGCAGCACGTCGCCAAACGTGAAGTGGACCTTACTGATTTTGCCGAAATGGTTGCGGCCATGCCGGCCATGCCCGGGATTGGCGCGGCTTCTACCTCATCGCCCGGAAAGCCCGCTCTCGCCGATGTGCTGACGACGCCGGTCCATGAAGGCGGGGTTGATGCCTGGTCGCGGTTCGAGGGCGCGAGCGCCGCCATCGGTCACTACATCCGCCAAGTCCACGATGGTCGCATCAGTCCGGACGAAGGCTGGGAAGCGATCTGCCAGTACAATGCCGCAATGCTGCGGCCGAGCTGGCCCCTCGATCGCCTGAAGGCGGAATCCGATCGGCTGTGGCGTTTGCATGTCGAACGAAATGGTCCGCCTCTCGTGCGTCTGGGCAGTGTCTCGCCGTTGCCAGCGGAGATGCCCGCATACACTCTGGGCGCACTGCTCGACGACACCAGTGCCATGCCGGCGGATATCATCTCGCCGCGCGTGCTGACACCCGGCGGTCTGCTGGTGCTGGGCGGTGCCCCGAAGGTGGGCAAGAGCGACTTGCTGATTTCTTGGCTGGTCCACATGGCGGCCGGTCAGCCCTTTCTCGGGTTTGCGCCGCCGCGCCCGCTACGCATCTTCTACCAGCAGGCCGAGATCCAGTATCACTACCTGCGCGAACGCCTGCAGCAGATCGCACTGTCGGCAGAGTTGCTGGCTGCCGCGCGCGACAATCTGGTCGCCACTCCAAAGCTGAGCATGTTGCTCGATGCCGATGGCAGCGCCCGGGTTGCAGAGGCCATAATGCGCGCTTTTCCTGCCGATCCCGTTGACGTCATCTGCATCGATCCAATCCGCAACCTGTTTGACGGTGGGCCCGACGGCGGCGGCGAAAACGACAACGCGGCCATGATGTTTTTTCTGAAACACCGGGTCGAGGCCTTGCGCGATCACATCAACCCGGATTGCGGCGTGATTCTGGTACATCACACCAAGAAGCTGTCGAAACAGCAGGTCAAGGATGATCCGTTCCTGGCATTGTCAGGGGCGAGCGCGCTGCGCGGCTTCTACACCTCTGGGCTGATCCTGCACCGGCCGGATGAGGAAAGCCCAGAGCGCCGCCTGGAAATCGAACTGCGCAACGGACCTGCTCTTCGGGCCAAGCTGGTCGACAAGGTCAAGGGGCAGTGGGTCGAGCTTAATCCCATGAACGAGCGGCTTACCCGCAAGGATGTAGGCGCCAAGCTCGATGCCGAACGGGTCCGCAAACATGATGTGATCCTTGGCATCCTGCTCGATGAGGCGGTCGAGGGGCGCCTCTACACCGTCACCCAGTTCACGGAGAAATTCGAGAACAAGGGTGGTCTTGGCGGCAAGTTCACCATCCGCGACCGGATCAGCGTTCTTGCCACCAAAGGCTACGTCAAGTTCCTCCGGGACGGCTCGCTGTTTGGCTATCCGATGGTCCGTTCGCGGTACGGCTACCTGTGTGTCGAGGGCATGCAGTTCAGCCCGTCCAATGCCATCGATGAAGTGACCGGCGAGATCATCGCTGAGCCGCGAGCGGTGCTGCCCAGCCACTACAAATGTCCGCACTCCGGGGTCTGTCTCGAGGTCGAGAACCCCTCGGTGTGGGTCTATCCGGAAGGGGGTGAAAGCGAACTCGGTCCTCAGGACTGAGTTCTCGGTCCTCAGTCCTCCCTCGGTCCTCATTCCAATACTTTCAGTCACTTAATTAAAAAGGAGGACTGAGGTCACTCGGTCCTCTCTCAGTCTTCTAAAATCGGATAAAATCTATGTTTATCAGCATTATAACCTCGCCAGAGGACTTAGAAGAGAAAACCCCCTTACTACGTAAGGGGGCCCACCCTGTGGGTGTGGCCCCCGTGTCTTACGTAGCGGGGTGTCCCGCGCGCGCCAGGTCACCCCCTTAGCCAGAACCCTGACCGGACGACGGCAGCCAGCACCGCCAAGCACCAGGCTGCCGCCGTCCGCACCACGACCAATCCCCATTGGAGAATCATCATGGATATTCTGACTCTGCCTGCGCCGGTGCGCAGTGCAACCCCGCCGGCCGTTGTGCGGCCCACAATCATGCGCGGCGCCTTGCTGGCGCTCGACCTCGGCACCAGCACCGGCTGGGCGCTGCGGACGGGCGACGACTTCATTTCGAGCGGCACCGTGTCGTTCAGGCACACCCGGTTCGATGGCGGTGGGATGCGGTTCCTGCGCTTCCGCCGCTGGCTCGAACAGCTCGATATCGATGCCGGACCGATTGAGGCCATCCACTTCGAAGAAGTGCGCCGCCACATCGGCACCGACGCAGGCCATGTCTACGGCGGCCTGCTGGGCATGCTGACCGCCTGGTGCGAGGAGCACCTGGTTGCCTATCAAGGTGTACCGGTCGGGACGATCAAGCGGTTCATTGCCGGCAAGGGCAATGCGGACAAGGCGGCCGTCATCGACGCGGTGCGGCTGCGGGGCTTCGCGCCCGTCGATGACAACGAGGCCGATGCGATCGCCATCCTGCTCTGGGCCATCGAGACCCGTGGAGGTGTGCGATGACCAGCTGGTCCATTCTCGGCCACACCGCCAAGGTGCTGGAAGAACGCCGCGACGATTATGGCGATCCGGCCGAACAGTTCAGGGCCATTGCCGATCGCTGGTCGATCACGCTCGGGACACCGGTGACACCTGCCCAGGTCGCCCTGTGCATGATCGACCTCAAGCTCACCCGGCTGGCCTACGATCCGCGCCATGCCGACAGCGTGATCGATGTTATCGGCTATGCCGCCCTCCTGCGGGAGATCGGCTGATGACCATGATCTCGAAAATCTACGGCCATGCCCGGCAACGCGACGGAGAAGAGCTCAAGCGCGATGGCTGGAAAGTTGGGATCCTCGCCGTCTCGGTCAGCGATCACCGCCTGAGCCATTCGGAACGCGAAGCGATCCGGGCGATCGGAGAACGGCTCTACGGAGGCGCCCATGGCACGCGGTCGTAAGCGCAAGGCGGGCAAGCGCCATCCGTCCGGCAAGTTGGTGCAGCCCGGTGCTGCCGAGACCCAGCGCGAAGTGATGGCGACCGTGCTGGAAGCCCGCCAGCGTCAGTACGGGGTAACCGCCCGTCAGGCGAAGGACGACCGGTTGGGATCCGCGATTGGGCGGCTAGCTTTTGCTGGCAAAATCACTGCCGAGCAACTGGCTGCAGCCGAGCTCTACGGTGATCTCATGGCCCGCAATCGCGCGGTCATGGGGCTGCCGCGGATCCACCCGCATTCCGCAGCAGGGTTGATGCTGGACGAAGGGATATTTGGTCAGAACACGAACGAGCATGAACCCGAGTTCGTGGAGAGGGTCCGGCGCCGGGCAGCGGCGGCAATCCTGATGCTGCGGACTGCTGACCATGATGCCGTCGCCGCGACCGGCCGACCGCCGAGCAAGTTGGTCCATGCGGTGGTGTGTTACGAGGTAGATGCAGCAGGCTGGGGAGAAGCGGACCTGCGTAATCTGGCGCACGGGCTCGAAGCACTGGCCACTCTATTCGGGGTCAACAGGGACAGTTCGCTGGTGGTAGCGCCCGCCTAGCATTTTATATAACAAACTGTGATTAAACGATAAAATGCCAAAACAGGGTTGACGGAAACATTGCTGTCATGTAGATGCTTCCGAAATATAGAGATGCGAGTTGCGCCCGGGGCTGAAAGGCTTTCCGGGCGTTTCTCGTTGCAGGCGTTGCGCATGACTGAACGGCAGCGGGGACGTCGGGCAGTTGCGCAGCGTCTGCGACGATTGCGGGCCGAACCGCTCTGCAGGGACTGCGCCGCCAAGGGCGTTGTTCGCGAGGCCACCGTGCCTGACCACATCGTTCCACTCGCTCATGGCGGATCTGACGAGGACAGCAACATCCGCTGCCTCTGTGCCGACTGTCACCAGGTCCGGACGGCCGAACAATTCGGGCTGCGTCGGACCGTCGGCACCGGTCCGGACGGCTGGCCGATCGGGTGAGAATCCGCCGACGTTGAAGGCGGGATAAAATCTGAAACTGACTGGGAGGTCGCCATGGCACAATTCGCCTCGGCGGGCGCCGCCCCTCTGTGCCAGATTTGTTCTCAGCCGATCACAAGACGAATCCGAAAATCACGCGACAGCGGCCGTTGCTGCTCGCGTGCCTGTGGCTTCGAGATGATGCGGCGTGAGCGCTCTGCCTCGCGCGCTACCAGGCTGGCTCGCCTTGCCGAAGTCAGGAAGGCCAGCCGTCAACGCAAGTGCATTGAATGCGGCGGAGTGTTCGAAGGCCCGGTCAATGCAAAATTCTGTTCGCAGCAATGCCAGGTGCGCAGCAGGGCCCCCAAGAAGGTGCAATGTTCATGCCGCGAATGTGGCAGCACATTCCTGCCAGCGTATGGAGACAAGAGGCGCGTCTTTTGCTCGGAAACTTGTTGCAAACGTCATCTCCATCGCGTTTCCAAAGGCGTGGAGAGGGCGCAAACTTACGGGGTCCGCGCAGATCCGGTTAATCCGATTGCTGTCCTGGAACGAGATGGATGGATTTGCCACATCTGTGGAGAGGAAGCGCCGCGTGAATTGCGCGGGACGATGCGGTGGAACGCTCCAGAGGTGGATCACATTATTCCCCTAGCGGCAGGCGGTACGCATACCTACGAAAATGTCGCCTGTGCCCACCGCGCCTGCAATCTGGAAAAGGGCGATGCGCTACCTCTCGGTTGGACCGACCCACAGCGCCTCTGGGTCCACCGGGGGTCGGGGGGCCTCGCATAGTCTGGCACCTGCGGGGCGGACACCGCGCTTGGCCCAAACTTTTCACGCCCGCGAGTTAGCGACCGGGGGTGGAAGGCTCGATCGTTTCAGCGTGCTTCGGTAACATGCCGCCTTGGCTTGGCTGTGTCAGCGGGCGGCAAGGTCCGGATGGTAGCCGCATATTCAGCGAACAAGACGAATACCCAGAACTCAGCTCCGACCCACTCGCCAGATGCGGCAGTCTTCACGAGCTCGAGGATCAAAAGCGCCAGGGCAAGCAGCCGGAAGAACATGAAACTGGCGGTCGGGCTGTCGGCTCGGCGCCCGGCAGTGAGCAACATGAAAATGCTCATCCCACCCCAGATGGCCTGACCCATCATCGTCTCGGCGCGGTACAGACCGTCCAGCGCCGCCGCGAACCAGAACATCCGTGAGACTGCGAACTGGCTCTGACGTGTAAGATGGCAAAGTTTGATTATCGGGGGGACGAACAGCGTCTTGCCGATCCACAGGTCGATCTGGGTGAGGGTCATTGTTGCTCGTTAGCTGCACGACCGCCTGTTGCCACCTGGTAATGCGTGTTTCTGGATTGAAGCTCTGCGCGTGCCGATTTGTGGGCTTCGCTCTCAAGATCGACGTAAAACCGTCTATTTGACTGGATAGTAGCTGCGAACAGAGCGTTAGTCGTCTCCGCCAACCACGGAGACCCGCAATGACCAACTCGACCCTTCCGACCCGCAACGAAGCCTGGGGGTTCTACGGCTCGACCGCCGGGTTCACGGACGCGGACGCAGCGTGGGGCATCGCCTGTCCGGCGGTTGCCAAAACCACCGGCGCCACCGCCGAAGGGGTTCGGGACTTTCTCGACAGCCGCCACGGCCGCCACTTCGCCGACGACGTCTACAACGGGATCCACGCCGGGCTCGCCCTTGAGGCAGCGATCGACGCCGCCATCACCCGCTGGATGGGCTGGACCATCAGCCGCAACACCGCTCGCGAAACCGGCATTCCCAAGGGGCTGCCCTACCTGACCGGCTTTGTCGGCCTTTACGAGATGATGGCAGACGCGGAATGAGCGCGGGAGTCTCCAGCACCATCCGCCTTGCGATCCGCACGCTGCCGGAGAACTTCGACCGCAGCCGGATCGTCACGGTGATCGAGACGATCGAACAGGAACTTTATGACGGCGGCGTCTACGCCAGCGCGACCGCCGACAGCATTACGATCGAGATCACGGTCCAGACCGTCCAGTTGCTCGACGCCGCGAAAGTGCTGACTGAGCTCGAACTGATCTGATTGGTGGGCCCGGCAGGACTCGAACCCGCGACCTAGCCGTTATGAGCGGCCAGCTCTAACCAACTGAGCTACAGGCCCCACCGCCAGCGCCCATAGCGGTTTCCCAACATTGCAAACAAGAGCCGCAAGCCCTCCGGGCTCCTGCGGCCGAACCCGTTTCAAGGACATCTATGGATCAGAACTGGCCGGCCCAGAACAGTGAGTTCTGGCCGATAGAGAAGATCACGCCCTACGCGCGCAATTCTCGCACGCACTCCGACGAGCAGGTCGCACAGATCGCGGCCTCGATCCGCGAATGGGGCTGGACCAACCCGGTGCTGGTCGACGAGGATGGCGGCCTGATCGCCGGTCACGGCCGGCTTTTGGCGGCACGCAAGCTGGGCCTGACGCAGATCCCGACTATGGTCGCCAAGGGCTGGAGCGAGGCCCAGAAGAAGGCCTACGTGATCGCCGACAACAAGCTGGCGCTGAACGCTGGCTGGGACGCGGAATTGCTGCGTGTCGAACTGACTGACTTGCAGGCCTTCGACTTCGACCTGGGGCTCACCGGCTTTTCCGATGACGAACTGGCTGCGCTGACCGCGGTGAAAACCGACGGGTTGACCGATCCCGACGAGGCTCCCAACCCTCCGGAAATTCCGGTGAGTTGCCTGGGCGACGTCTGGCTGCTGGGCAAGCACCGGCTGATGTGCGGCGACAGCACCAGTGTCGACGACATGGAAAAGCTGACCGCCGGGCAGATGGTGGACATGTGGCTCACCGATCCGCCGTACAATGTCGCCTATGAGGGCGGCACCAAGGACAAGCTGACCATCCAGAATGACAACATGGCGGACGACGATTTCCGCCAGTTCCTGCGCGATGCCTATGTCGCCGCCAGCACGGTGATGAAGCCGGGCGCGGTGTTCTATATCTGGCACGCCGACAGCGAGGGCTACAATTTCCGGGGCGCGGCGCGTGATGCCGGTTGGACAGTACGTCAGTGTCTGATCTGGAAGAAGTCGTCTCAGGTGATGGGGCGCCAGGACTATCACTGGCGGCACGAGCCCTGCCTCTATGGCTGGAAGGACGGCGCCGGGCACCTGTGGGCGAGCGATCGCAAGCAGACGACCATTCTTGAATTCGACAAGCCGTCACGCAATGGCGAACACCCGACCATGAAGCCGGTCGCACTGTTCGAGTACCAGATGCTCAACAACACCAAGGGTGGCGACATCGTGCTCGACAGCTTCGGCGGATCAGGCACGACCCTGATTGCCGCCGAGAAGAATGGCCGCATCGCGCGGTTGATGGAACTCGACCCGCGCTACTGTGACGTGATCATCCGGCGCTGGCAGGACTTTACCGGCCATACCGCCACCCTCGAAGCCGACGGGCGAACCTTCGCTGACGTTAGCGAACAACCACGGTAACAACGTGCATGACATGGCTCTATCTCCCCCCGGATACGCTCCAGGGCGCGATGACGCATGCCTGCACGGACTTTCCCTGTGCGCCGGTGCAGGCGGGCTCGACCTCGGCCTCCACATCGCCTGTCCCGGATACCGCACTGTGGGTTACGTCGAGCGGGAAGCCTTCGCAGCGGCCACTCTCGTGGCGCGGATGGAAGACAAAGCCCTGGATCCGGCGCCTGTCTGGGACGACCTTACAACCTTCGACGGCCGGCCATGGCGCGGCGTCGTGGATATCCTCACTGCGGGCTACCCGTGCCAGCCATTCTCGGTTGCCGGACGGCGTCTCGGCGAGGCTGATCCGCGCCATCTCTGGCCCCATGTCGCCCGGATCATCCGCGAATGCGATCCTGGCCTCGTCTTCCTCGAAAATGTCGCCAATCATCTGCGCCTCGGATTTCCCGAAGTCGCGCGAGAACTGGTCGGCATGGGCTACCGGCTTGCGGCAGGATTGTTTACAGCGGCGGAAGTCGGCGCGCCGCACCGGCGGGAACGCCTGTTCATCCTCGCCGTCCGAGAAAACGGCGATCTGGCCAACGCCAAAGGCGATCACGGGCGGGCCGAACTCGAAACGTGCGGAGCGCGGCGCGGGTGGACCGGACCTGCAGGAAGTGGCGGCCCAGTGGCCGACGCCGATGGCGAGCGACGGGAACAAGCCGAGTGCGGGCAACCGCAAGACGGCGGACCTGACCCATGCGGCCGGCATGTGGATGACCCCGACGGCCCGGGACTACAAGGATGGATCGACCAGTCTTGCCAATGTGCCGGTGAACGGCCTGCTTGGCCGCCAGGTCCTGACGACACCGCCGCGTGGGACCGATATCTCGGACACGCGCCGGACCTTGAACCCGCTGTTCGTCGAGGCGCTGATGGGCTGGCCCACCGGGTGGACCGGCTTCGACTTTGCGGAAACGGAGTGGTCCCCCTGGTTGCGGCGCATGCGCTGCGAACTCTCGCGTCTCAGCTCGTCCGGCATCGGAGCAGCCAAGGTATGACGGATGAAGCCCGGAACGAAACCCAAACCAACCCATCTGAAGCTGATTGAGGGTAATCGCGGCAAGCGAGCCCTGAACCGCAAGGAGGCCAAGGCCAAGGCGGCCATTCCCGCACCGCCCCACCATCTGACCGCCGATGCGGTCGAGGAATGGAACCGGGTGGCAACCGAACTCTACAACCTCGGGATCCTCTCCGAGATCGATCGAGCCGCGCTCGCCGCCTACACACAAGCCTATGGCCGCTGGGTCCAGGCCGAACGCGCGATCGCGAAAATGGCCGAGAAGGACCAGCTGACCGGCGGCCTGATGATCAAGACCTCCAACGGCAACGCGATCCAGAACCCGCTGGTGGGCACCGCCAACAAAGCGGCAGCGGACATGATGCGTTACGCCGCAGAATTCGGGATGACGCCGAGTGCCAGGAGCAGGATCGCGGCCCAGCCGCCAGAAGAAGGCACGGACCCCGCCGACCGCTTCTTCGCCTGACCGGACACTGGCCTATGCCAAGGCGGTGGTCTCGGGCGAGGTCGTCGCCGGACCGCATGTGCGCAATTCCTGTCGCAGGCACATTGCGGATCTCGCGCGCAAGGACGGTATCTGGTTCGACCACGAGGCCGCCAACCATGCCTTCGCCTTCTTCGAGGAGGTTCTGAAGCTTTCCGAGGGCCAGTTTGAGGGCGAACCCTTCGAGTTGCAGCCCAGCCAGGCGTTCATCGTTGGCTCGCTGTTCGGCTGGAAACGCCAGGATGGGCGTCGCCGTTTCCGCCGCGCCTATATCGAACAGGGCAAGGGTAACGGTAAATCACCGGTTGCAGGGGGCATCGGCATCTACGGGATGACGGCCTGCAAGGAAGCGGGCGCCCAGATCTATGCGGCGGCCGCCAAGAAGGAGCAGGCCAACATCCTGTTCCGCGACGCGGTGCGGATGGTCCGGCAATCGCCCGCGCTGGCCCGGCGGCTCGAGTTTTCCGGAGGCCCGGGACGCGAGTTCAACATCGCGCATCTGTCCTCGGCCAGTTTCTTCCGACCGGTGTCACGCGACACGGGCAAGACCGGCTCGGGGCCGCGGCCCTATTTTGTGCTGGCGGACGAGATCCACGAGCTTCCGGATCGCTCGATCATCGAGATGCTGGAGCGCGGCTTCAAATTCCGCCGCGATCCGCTCCTGTTCATGATCACGAACTCAGGCTCGGACCGCAATTCGGTCGCATGGGAGGAACACGAACACGCGATCCGGGTGGCGGCGGGCAATCCCGATGCGGGGACCGACCCGACATTCCTGGGCCAGGTCATCGACGACACTACGTTCAGCTATGTCTGTGCGCTGGACGAGGGCGACGACCCGCTGACCGACCCAAGCTGCTGGATCAAGGCCAACCCCCTGCTCGGCGTGACGATCACCGAGCAGTACCTCTCCGAGGTCGTGGCACAGGCCAAGGCCATTCCGGGCCAGCTGAACGGCATCCTGCGCCTGCATTTCTGCGTCTGGACCGATGCCGAGACCGCCTGGATGGCGCGCTCGACATTGGAACCCCTGCTGGCGGAGTTCGAACCCAAGGCCGGGCAACCTGTCTGGCTCGGGCTCGACCTCAGCCAGAACAGGGATTTGACCGCACTCGCCGCTGTCCAGCGCAATGGCGAAAAGGACGGCAAACCCTGCTTTGATGCCTGGGTCGAGGTCTGGACGCCGGGCGACACGCTGGCTGCCCGGGTGCTGCGAGACAAGCAGCCCTATGACCTCTGGGTCGCCGACGGATTTCTCAATGCACCGGCCGGCGAGAACATCAGCTTTCGTCATGTGGCGCAGGCACTCGCCGAGATGGCCTCGAACTTCCGGGTCGAGACCGTCGCCTATGACCGCTACGCCTTCCGGCGCTTCGAGGATGAGGTCGCCGAACTCGGCCTCGACCTTGCCTTTGTCGAGCACCCGCAGGGCGGCACCAAGCGGGCCAGGCCTGTGGATGGATCTGTGGAAGGCTTGTGGATGCCGGGCTCGCTCCGACACCTCGAAGAACTGATCCTTGAGGGGCGCATCCGCCTCAAACGCAATCCGGTCCTGATTTCAGCAATGATGTCGGCGGTCACCGAGACCGACCGCTGGGACAACAAGTGGCTCTCCAAGCAGCGGGCCATCAACAAGATCGACGCAGCCGTTGCGCTGTGCATGGCAGTGGGGGCGGCAATGGCGGGCGATACCAGCGGCTCCATCGACGACTGGCTGAAGAGCCTGGCATCATGAACCTGCTGCAAAAGGCGCTCGGCTACATCGCACGCTCTATCGGCCTGGCCGACCCACGGCTGGTGCAGGCGGCTGGTGGGCGCACGACCACGACCGGCGAAGTGGTCTCGACCAGCTCGGTGCTGGGGCTCGCCTCGGCCTGGGCTTGCGTCAACCTGCTGGCCGGTACGATCGCTTCGCTGCCGCTCATGGTCTACCGGACCCGGGGCGGCGCAAGGGCAGTCGCAACCGACCATCCGCTCTACCGGATCCTGCACGACAGCCCGAACGCCGATCAGACCGCAGTCGATTTCTGGGAGTTCATCTGCGCCTGCATTGAGCTGAACGGCAATGCCTATGCCGAGATCATCCGGGGCAGCAACGGCCGGGTCGTAGCGCTGAGCGTTCCGATCGCGCCCGAACTCATGACCGTGCGCCGTCTGCGCGATGGCAGCCTGGAATACGAGTGGTCGGACAATGGCGTTCGATCCATCGTCAGTCAGGACAACATGCTCCACATCCGGGGCTTTGGCGGCAACCCGCTGGGCGGGCTTTCGACCCTCAGCTTCGGCCGCCAGACTTTCGGATTGGCGCAGGCCATCGAACGGGCCTCGGGCGACACCTTCCGCAACGGGGTAAGGCCCTCGGGGCTCCTAAAGACCGCTGACAGCCTGACCCTCGAACAGCGCAAACAAGCCGAGGAGCTGTTGCAGGAGAAGTTCGCCGGCGCGATCAACGCCGGGCGGCCTATGCTGCTCGATCGCGGCATGGACTGGGTCCAGCTCTCGATCAGCCCGGAAGACGCGCAAATGCTACAAAGTCGTGCCTTCTCGGTCGAGGAAGTCTGCCGCTTCTTCGGCGTGCCGCCGTTCATGGTCGGCCACACCGAGAAGACCACCAGCTGGGGCACCGGTCTCGAACAGCAGACGCTGGGGTTCCAGAAGTTCACGTTGCGCCGGCGTTTGAAGCGGATCGAACAGGCGCTCGCCAAGCAGCTCCTCTCGCCGGCCGATCGTCAGGCCGGCCTCGTCATTGAATTTAACCTCGAAGGCCTTCTGCGCGGTGACAGCGCGGCGCGTGCCTCCTTTTACCAGCAGATGCTCACCAACGGCGTGATGACCATCAACGAGGTCCGCGCGCTTGAAAACCTGCCGCCGGTCGAAGGCGGCGATGTCCCACGCATTCAGATGCAGAACGTGCCCATCAGTCAGGCAGGGTTGCTGCCGCCTGCGCAAGCGAATGCCCCATCGGAGCCCTTCACATGAAACATCTCACCCTGACCCTCAAATCCAGTGACCTTCAGGACACCGGTCAGTTCGAGGGCTACGCTTCGACCTTCGGCAATGTCGACCAGGGCGGCGATCTCATCGAGCCGGGCGCTTTCCGGGAGAGTGTCGCCAAGGCCCGCGCCGAAGGCTGGGGCATCCCGATGCTCTGGCAGCACGACCAGCGCGAACCCATCGGCGTCTGGCGCGACATCTTCGAAGATGACCGCGGCCTGTTCGTGCGCGGGCAGCTGATCCTGGACGGCGATCCGGTTGCCCAGCGTGCCTACGGCAAGCTGAAGCACGGGGCGCTTGGCGGCCTCTCGATCGGATACACCATCCCCAAGGGCGGTGCGGCTCCCGACCCCTACAAGGCCGGCGTTCTGCGGCTCAAAAAGATCGATCTTCGCGAAATCAGCCTCGTCACCATGCCCATGAACACTGAGGCGAAGGTGACGGCGGTCAAGACCGTCACCGACGGGCAGACGATGCCGTCGCTATCCGATTTTGAGAATTTCCTGCGCGAGGCAGGGTTCTCGAAAAGCCAGGCCACCGCAATCGCGGGGAAAGGCCTCAAATCGCTGCTCCGGAGTGAGTCCGGCAGTGAGTCCAACACCGACTTTCTGTCGGCTCTTGCCGCGCAAATCCGCGGCTGAACCCACCTCCCACGGAGCAATCCCATGACCGAGACCAAGAGCGCCGATCAGTTGGCGCAAGAAGTGAAGGCTGCGTTCGATACGCGCCATGACCAGGTAAAAGCCATAGCCGAAGAGGCGCTGGGCAAGGCTGCCAAGGGTGAAGAGCTCTCGGCCGCGACCAAGCAACTGGCCGACGAGGCGCTGACCGCGCTCAATGAAGCCAAGGCTCGCCTCGACGAGGTCGAGCAGAAGCTCGCCCGCAAGAAGCAGGACGACGAACGCTCCGACTATCGGACCATCGGTGAACGCGTCGTTTCGTCCGACACCATCAAGCCGTTCCTGAACAGCAAGACCGCCCGCGGCCGCGCCAGTGTCGAGGTCAAGGCGATCGTCTCTGCCCTCACGACCGATGCCAACGGCTCGGCCGGCGACCTCATCGTGCCCGATCGTCAGCCGGGGATCATCACCCCTGGCCAGCGCCGCTTGACGGTCCGCGACCTGCTGACCCCGGGCCGCACCAACAGCAACGCCGTCCAGTATGTGAAGGAAACCGGCTTCACCAATGCAGCGGCCACCGTTTCGGAAACGGCCGGTGCCACCAAGCCGCAAACCGACATCAAGTTCGATGTCGTGACCAGCAGCGTCACCACGATCGCCCACTGGGTTCTGGCCACCCGCCAGATCCTGGACGATGTGCCCATGCTGCAGTCCTACATCGACGGCCGCCTGACCTATGGCCTGGCGCTGGTTGAAGAGAACCAGCTGCTGAACGGCGGCGGTACCGGCACCGATCTGCACGGCGTCTACACACAGGCTACCGCCTTTGCGCCGCCGATCACCATCCCGGCGCCTGTCACCCGCATCGATGTCCTGCGCCTCGCCATGCTGCAGACGGCTCTTTCCGAGCTGATGTCGACGGGCGTCGTGCTGCACCCGTCGGACTGGGCGGCGATCGAACTGCTCAAGGACACGACCGGCCAGTTCATCATCGGCAATCCGCAGGGCAACCTGTCGCCGACCCTTTGGGGTCAGCCGGTGGTGGCAACGCAGTCGATGGCAACGAGCAAGTTCCTGACCGGCGCCTTCCAGCTGGGCGCGCAGATCTTCGACCGCATGGACGCCATGGTCGAGATCTCGACCGAGGACGACCAGAACTTCCGCAAGAACCTGGTGACCGTCCTGGCCGAAGAGCGTCTCGCGCTGGCGGTCTACCGTCCGGAGGCTTTCGTGAAGGGCGACTTCGCTGCTGCTGCCACCGCGGCAACGGCCGCCTGATGATGCAGGGGCCGGTTCATTCCGGCCCCTCTCATCCAACGGAAGGGATAAGCCATGATCCTCAAAGCCCTTGATACCCTGCACATCAGCTCTGTGAGCTCAAACAATCTGCTGGCCGGCCAGACCTTCGAGCTGGATGACCACTTTGGCCGCCAGCTGATCGAGCGGGGGCTGGCGGTGGAAGTGGTGCCCGACGAACCGGCGCCTGTGGTCACCCGCAAATCGGGATCCACGCACCGCACCAAGGCGGAATAATGTCCGAGATCGTCACGATCGCGCTACCCCAGGAACGTCCTGTGACGCTCGAAGAAGCGCGCCAGCAGCTGCGTCTCGACGCGCATGACGAGGACATGCTGCTGGCTGTCCACCTCGATGCCGCCCAGGCTGAGCTCGAGCGGCTCGCCGATCTGCGGCTCTGCGAGCAGACCCTCGCCATGGTGCTGGAGGCGTGGGCCGATGAAATCACCGTGCCGGTCCGGCCGGTGACGATTGCGGCCATCACCTACACTGCAACCGGCGGTGCGACGGTCACCTTGCCCGAGGCCGATTATGTTGCCCGGGCGCGACACGGATTCATGCGGATCCGGCCAGCTGCCGGCACATCATGGCCCCCGCTGGCGCTTGATGGGAAGATCACCATCACCCTGTCTGCCGGTTTTGCCGAGGGGCACCCGGACTTGGCGATCGCCCGGGCCGCGATCCTCGTGAAGACCGCCTCCCTGTTCGAAAATCGCGAAGGTGCAGGCTGTCTGGCCTTCGACACCCTTGTCAACCAGCTGGCCGCGCGATGGGTCTAGCATCCCGGCTCGACACCCGGATCCGGATCGAGCGCAAATCCGTCACCCCTGATCCCCTCTATGGAACGGAAACCGTCACCTGGACCGAGTTCGCCACGGTTTGGGCCGAGGTACAGGACGTCCTGCCAAGCCGGGCCGAGCGCCTGGCCGACAGCATTGTCATCGCCAACCGGCCTGCGCGAATCCGGATGCGCCATCTCGCCGGGATCACCCCGGACATGCGGGTGATCATCGGCGGTCGGATCCTGCAGATCGTGTCCGGTCCCGCCGAAATCGGCCGTCGGGAAGGCATCGAACTCATTGTCGAACAGCACAGCAGCGAAGGAGTCGGGCCATGACGATCCGGCTCAAGGGCGGTCCCGAACTGCTGCGCCTGCTCGACGAACTGCCCAAAAACCTCGAGCGCAACGTCATCCGCGGCGGCCTGCGCGCCGGGGCCAAGGTCATCCAGCAGCAGGCCAAGGCCAATGTCCCGGTCCGCACCGGCCAGCTCAAGAAGGCGATCGGCATCGGCACGCGCACCGCCGGCAGCAGGCTCAGTTCCTACGTCAAGCTGCGCGGCTCCGGCTCCTATCTTGGCCTGTTCATTGAATATGGCGTCGCGCCGCACCTGATCTCGGTCGCCGAGGCGGACAAGCCCATGCGCAACACCCGTCGCGGGCCCCGCAAGGCCAGCATCGGCACGATCAACAAGATGGTGAAGCGCGGCAGCCTGAAGATTGGCGAACATTTCGTCGGCCCCATGGTCATGCATCCCGGCCATGCGGCCAAGCCGTTCCTGCGCCCGGCGCTTGACCAGAAGGCCGAGGAAGCCGTCAACGCCATGGGCGCTTACATCGCTCACCGGGTCCAGATCGGGAACCTGAAGGCGCCCAGCCTCGAGGTCGATGACGAATGAACGGGGTGATTGTGGTCCGTATCCTCCTGGTGGCTGACACCGGCGTGACGGCACTCGTCCCTGCGGTGCGGATTGTCGCTGGAATGCTGCCGCAGGGCACCTTGCTCCCGGCGATCTCGCTCATGTCGGTCAGCGGCACCGACCGCAATATCCCCGCGCCCGGCCCGAAACGCAGGGTGACCGAGCGGGTGCAGGTGACGGTGCTCGCCGCCAGCTATCCGGCTGCCAAGGCCGTTATGCGCGCGGTCCGGGCGGCAGCGGCCGACCGCATGCCCGCAATCGACGGGCTCACCGATGTGACCGTCCACACCGACTCCGCCGGACCAGACTTCCTCGACGAGGAGACCGGCATCCACATGCAGACGCAGGATTTCCGCGTCTCATTCAACGAGGCGCGCTGAGGCCTCACCTTCAATAAGGAACCACTGCCATGACCGTTCGGACTTCCGCCGGCACCACGTTGAAGGTGTCGGCCTCTACCCCCGCGACCTTCGATCCCACCGGCTACAATGCGCTGACCATGACGCTGGTCGGCGAGGTGTCGGACCTCGGTGAGTTCGGCCGGGAGTACAACCTCGTCACCTTCAATCCGGTCGGCAGCCGCGGCGTCGTCAAGAAGAAGGGCAGCTTCAACCAGGGGACGATGACCATCCAGCTGGGTCTCGATACCGACGATGCTGGCCAGATCCTGCTGAAATCCGCTTCCACCTCGGACAGCGATCACAGCTTCCTCGTGACCACCCAGAACGGCGACAAGTACTATTTCCAGGCGCAGGTCATGAGTTTCAAGGTGAACGTCGGCTCGGTCGACCAGATCACCACCGCCAGCGTGACGCTGGAGCTGACCACGAACTCGGCCGGTGTCGGTGTGGTTGAAGTTCTCGCGCCGTAATCGCTGGAGCAGGCCCGCGTGACGGCAATGTTACCTGATGATGGAGAGCATGCTCCTGTCAGCGTCCTGCAAGCTGCGCGGCGGCTGCTGGTTTGATGTCTCGGCAGGCGGCGCAGTGTCGGGTCCGCCGGCGTTGCCCGGCTGTTGGGGGGGCGCGTTGACCCTTTCGCCGAAGGTCGCCTGCTGGGTCTGTTTCGGGACAGTGTTGCTGGCAGCGCTTTGACCATCCGTCGGCTGAACAGATCCGCCAGGCTCAGCCACCCCGGCAGCCAAATCTGACTGGGCCTGGTAGTGGTCATAACCCTTTCTGCCCGCCCGCTGCTCCTCGCCGCTGCCGACCGCAGGGCCAGTGTCTCCGGCGGGGGCAGCGACGGTGCTCTTGTTGGATCGGGCTGTATTGTGATTGGCCTGTGCGGTCGCAACGACTGGCATTGCACCAATCAGCAGGGCGCAAATCGCAGCCGCCGAATGAAATTTACGCATTTGTCCTCTCCCGCCTGCTCAGGGTCACGATGGTCACCCCATCGCCGTGAACAAATAATGAATTGTGACCGGGTGCCATCATGCCTGGCCAGGACGAAACTCGCCGCACCAATCCACCCCGCTGGTCATCGGCCAACCCTCGTATGAGGGCGGATTACGGCGGCACAGCCCGAGCTCGTGGCCATCCTGGTCCGGCACGGCCTCCCAGAAATGACACTTCGCACATCGCGGTAACGGCACCGTTGCCGCCAGTGCGCCGAGCAGTTCCGTTCGGGCGGCCGTCACAGCGTCCGGGTTCGGCCGGTCAACATGCGCAAAGGCAATATCGCGAAAACGCCAGGCCACCTGCGCGGCCCGGTGCACCACCGGCCAGTCTGCCGGCGATCCAGCATCTGCGGGCTCTTGCCCCTGTTCTTCTTCAATCACCATCAGCCAAGGAATAGCTTCCATGTTCGACATTACCAAGCTTGCCGCGACCGAAACCTCCACCGTCGAACTGGTCGGCGGCGATGACGCCCCGCTTTACGACGACAAGGGCCAGCGCCTCTCGATCACGGTCTATGGCCCGGGCACCCGGATCTACCAGCGCGCCCAGTCGCGCCAGCAGAACCTGCTGGTCGACAAGATCAAGAAGCGCGGGAAGATGGACCAGACGGCCGAGGAAAAGCTCGCCGAACAGGCCGAGTTCCTCGCGGCCTGCACGGTCAGCTTCAACCACTTCACCTATCCGCCGGCCGAAGGGCTGGAAGGCGCTGCCCTGTTCCGCAAGGCCTACGAGGATCCCTCGATCGGCTTCATCGCCGCCCAGGTTGCCGCCCACATCAATGACTGGGCAAATTTTACGACGAGCTCGGCCGCGAGCTGAGCCTCTACGTCCGGCAGCTGGCCTGGCTCGGCACCGCGCCCAAGCCGCGCCAGTCTGCCGGCAAGGCAACGGAAGAGCCTGACCCGCAGACACGCCTCCAGCGCATGACGGCGGACGGCATCGTTCCCGACATGCCGCCGATCCGGGCTCCATGGATCATCGATACCCTGATGGACATTGGTGCATCCGAACCCGGCGCCATGGGACCGGTGCCGCTGTCCTGGGGCACCATCGCCCAGTGGCAGTCCTGCATGGGGCTTGAACTGGCACCGTGGATCTGCCGACTGCTCCGCCGGCTCTCTGTCGAGTTCGTCGCCGAAAGCCAGAATGCGCGCGAACCCGATTGCCCGGCGCCCTGGACGACCACGTCCGTCCTCAACCGCGATGAAGTCTCCCGGAAAGTGTCGAACGCCTTCCGGGCGCTGATGATGTCGAAGGAGCCCAGCCATGGCTGATCAGCCTGAACATTGGCTTCCGGTGACGGGATGGGCTGACCTCTACGAGGTCTCTTCCTATGGCCGGGTCCGGTCCCTGGACCGTATCTCGACCTATCTTCGGCACGATGGACTCGAAGTGACACGGCGGTTGCGCGGGAAGATTCTGCGTCAGAGCTACCATTCACAGCGTGGGGGATATCCCAGCGTTGGCCTCCACAGGGACGGCGTCCAGATCACCGTCTTTGTTCATCGCCTGGTATGCGAGGCCTTTCATGGTGCCGATCCAGGCGGAATGGATGTAGCCCATTGTGACGGCAATCCCCGCAACAACCGTGCCGATAATCTGCGGTGGGCAACCCGTCGGCAAAACATGGGCGACACCATTGTGCATGGGACTCGCGCATGGGGCGAGCGGCATGGCAGCGCCAAGCTTACTCTCCAACAAGTCCTGCAAATCCGGGCATCACAGAATGTATCGCAGCAGGAATTGGCTGAGCGTTTTGGCGTCTATCAGAGCTGCATTTCCAACATTCGCGCCGGTCGGCGGTGGGCTCATGCCGGAGGACTGCAGTAATGCGCGCCGGCACCCTCGAGATCGAGATGATCACCAATGTTGCCCGTCTCCAGAAGGAGATGGCCGACATGAAGCGGACCGTGGGCGGCACGATGAATGATATCGCCGCGACCGCCGGGCGTGCCGACCGGGCCATCGAGGCAGTCGGTACGCGCGGCATCACCCGGATGGGCGGTTCGGCAAAGCTTGCCGGTCACCAGATGCAGAACCTCGTCTACCAGCTGAATGACGTGGTGGTGAGCCTCGCCTCGGGCCAGAAGCCCATGACCGTTTTCATGCAGCAGGGCTCGCAGATCGGGCAGATCGCGATGCAGGCTGGTGTCGGCATCGGCGGTATGGCCCGGGCGGTGTTGGGACTCGCCGCCAGTTCAGCGGCTGCCGCGCTCACCAATCCCTATCTGCTGGCAGCAGCAGCCGCTGCCGGGATCGCCTTCGGCGCATTCAAGCTGTTCCAGTCGAGCGTCAAGCAGTCGGGCGAACTCGACCGCTATGCTCAGAGCCTTGGCCTCACCGCCAAGGAGATGGAGAAGCTGGGCCCGGTCGGAATCACGGCCGGCGACGTCATGCGCGGGCTGTGGCGCACGATCAGCGACGGGCTCAACCTCGGCGCGGTCTTTTCCAGCCTCAAGGACTGGGCGGTCTGGGCATTCCAGAAGGTGCTCGAGGTCGGCAAGATCAGCATCGCGGTGATCTATGCTGGCTGGGTCGGCGGTTTCAGTGCGATCCGCACCGTCTGGCAGGCGCTGCCCGGCGTGATCGGCGAGGCGGCCGTTGGCGCCGCCAATCTGGCCATCAGCGGGATCGAGTATCTCGCCAACAAGGCCATCGCCGCGCTCAACTGGCTGGCCAGCTGGGTCAACCCGGTGCTCGATCGGGTCGGCCTCGCCACCATCAGCCAGATCGAAACGGTTGCCCTGCCGCGAATGGAGAACAGCTTTGCCGGCTCGACCGCCCGCATGGGCGCGACGGTGCGCGACGAGTTCACCTCAGCTTTTGGCGACGCCATGGGCATGATGGATGCCTTCTCCGCCCAGTGGCGCGAGAACACCCTGCAGGCGGCCCGCGATCGGCTCGCCGCTGACGCTGCCGGGATCCGGGCAGATCGTTCAGACCGGGCGGGCCGTGCTGGGTCCGGCCGGAACAGCCGCGAGGAGAGCGAAGCCGAGCGCGCCCTGCAGGCAGCGCAGGAATTCGCCGCTGCTCTCGCCATGGAAACCGCGAAGATCGGCAAGACCCCGATCGAGATCAAGCGGATGGAAGTCGCCATGGCGGCGCTGAAAGCCCCGACCGACGCCGCGCGCATCGCGATCCTGGAAGCGGGCGAAGCCTGGGAACAGGCCACCCGCGCGTTCGCCACCTCGGAGTTCCTGCGCCATACCGTCGCTCCGCTCGAACTGCAGGTCTCGCTGCTGGGCCAGTCGGCCCGGGCACAGGCGCTGGCCAACCTCGAGGCCGAGCGCGAACAGATCGTGCTGGAACGCGGGGTTGAGGCCTGGGAACGCTATCGCGCCGCGCGCAGCCAGCTGATTGAGCATAATTTTGGCCTCAAGGAGCAGGAGCAGTATCTCGATACGCTGCAGGAAATGGCGGACCGGACCCAGACTGCCGCGCAAGGGATGGCCGAAGCCTTCGGCAGCGTGGGCGGTGCGATCGGGGCAGTTGCGGCCGAATTCGCCCGCTATGCCGCCGACCAGGAGGCCGCCACCCGGCGCATTGCCGAGGCCGAGCGCGAATATGGTCGGTCTTCGTTCCAGTATGCTGCCGCGCGCACGGCGCAGGCAGCCGCCGAGATCAACCACTATGGCAATCTTGCCAGCGCCGCGAAGGGCTTCTTCAAGGCAGGGTCCAAGGGATTCCAGGCACTGGAAGCGGCCGAAAAGGCCTTCCGGGCCTATGAGCTGGCGGTCGCGATCAAGAACGCTGCGGTGAAGATCGGCCTGATCGGCGCACAGACGACCGCCAAGGTTGCCTCCGACACTGCCATGGCTGCGTCCGATACGGCGCGGGCCGGTGTCGAACAGGGCAACTCGATCATCACCACCGGCATCAAGGCAGTCGAGGCTGTCGTGAACGCGATCCGCTCGCTGCCATTCCCGCTCAACATCGCGGCCGGCGCGGTTACAGCCGGGGTTATCGCCTCGCTCGGTGTCGCGATCGGCGGGGCCTTTGGCGGCGGCGGGCCCAAGCTGGATCCAGCTAATGAAGGCACCGGCACGGTGTTCGGTGATGCGGAAGCCAAGTCCGAGAGCATCGCCAAAGCCATCGATCACCTCCGCGAGGTCGATACGCTGACCATGCGTTATTCGGCGGCCATGCTGGCGTCGCTGCGCAGTATCGAGGCCAATATCGGCGGGCTCACCAACCTCATCATCCGCACCAATGGGGCCGAGGATCTCGCTGCCGGTGTGCAGACCGGGTTCAAGCCGACCGGCGTCACCGCCATCCTGGGCGGGGCCATGCAGAAGGTGGGCTCAGTCCTCGACAAGATCCCGGTGATCGGTGGCATTCTGGGTGGTGTCGTGGGCGCGATCGGCAAGCTGATCGGATCGCTGTTCGGCACCAAGACCAGCGTCGTCGGCCAGGGCATTTATGGCGGTGCCCAGTCGCTCGGCGGCATCATGGCTGGTGGGTTCGAGGGCCAGTATTACACCGACATCCAGAAAAAGAAGAAGTTCCTCGGGATCACGACCAGCACCCGCTACAGCACGCAATATTCCGAGGCGAGCGCCGAGCTCGAGCGTCAGTTCAGCCTGATCTTCACCGGCTTCTACGACGCCATCTCGGCCGCTGCCGGACCGCTGGGTATGTCGCTGGACGAGGTGCAGGCGCGGCTCGACAGCTTCATCATCAACATCGGCAAGATCGACCTCAAGGGCCTGACCGGCGCGCAGATCCAGGAGAAGCTGGCGGCCGTGTTCGGCGCTGCGGCCGACAATCTGGCCCGCTACGCCATTGCCGGCCTCGACCAGTTCCAGAAGGTCGGCGAAGGCTATTTCGAGACGCTGATCCGCGTTGCCTCCAGCGTCGAGGCGGTCACCAGCGCCATGACCATGCTCGGCCGGTCCACCAACCTGACGATCGCCGCGTCCATGAACCTCGTCGAGCTGTTCGGCTCGGTCAGCGACATGACGGCGGCGACCGGGGAGTATTTTGCGCTCTATTACACCGGCACCGAACAGGCCGCCGCGCGCACGGCGCAGATGACCGCTGGGCTGGCGAGCATGGGGCTTGCCATGCCCGACAGCATCGCGGGCTTCCGGGCGCTGGTCGAAGCCCAGGACCTCACCACCGAGGCCGGCCGTGCCGCCTATGTCGCCCTGATCCAGCTGGCCCCGGCCTTCGCGGACTTGGTGGGTGCAGCCCAGGATGCGGCCAGTGCGGCAGCCATTGCCGACGAACGCGCCTCGCTCGAACGTCGCCTGCTCGAATTGCAGGGCGATACGGCAGCACTGCGGGCGCTCGATCTTGCCCAGCTTGATGCCAGCAACCGCGCACTGCAGCAGCAGATCTGGGTGCTCGAAGATCAGCGGCAGGCGGCCGAAGCGGCAGCCAGTGCCGCCGAAAAGCTGCGCGCGGCCTGGGCAGCGATCACCGACGCCCTGATTGCCGAGATCGAGCGGATCCGGGGCGTGATGGGCACGAAGGCTGGCAGTTATGCCGAGGCGCTGGCGAAGTTCAACAATGCCTCCATGCTGGCTCGCGGCGGTGACCAGGAGGCAGCCAAGGCGCTGCCGGGTCTGAGCCAGGCGCTGCTGTCGCAGGCTGCCGAAACCGCCCGGTCGTCGGAAGATCTGGCCCGACTTCAGGGCCTGACGGCCGCCAGCCTCGAGCAGACGCTGGCGATCATCACTCAGGCTGCCGGCAGCGGCGCGGCCACCGATGCGGCTGCCACCAGCAATCCGGATCCGAGCTGGTGGGAGCAGTTTGCGGCCAGCCAGATCGGCACGGCGACCATTCCGGTCAATGATGACCAGTCGGCGCTGCTCGATGAGCTGCGGGCACTGCGGCAGGAAGTGGCGGACCTGCGCGGTGAACAGCGGATTGCTTCGGCCGCCATTGCCTCGGGCACTACCAAGACCGCCCGGATCCTCGAGCGGGTGACTCCGGACGGCGACGCCCTGTCGACGAGGAATGCGGCATGAAACTGCTGCGGCCCGTCACGATCACCGACGCCATGCTGACCAGCAGCACCGTGCCCGAAAATGACCATCCGACCTGGAGTGCCGGCACGGCCTATGTGACCGGTAACCGGGTGATCCTTGCATCAACCCACCGGCGCTACGAGGCGCTGGCGGCCTCCACCGGGGTCAACCCGGCGACCGATCCGACGAAGTGGCTGGACCTTGGTCCCACCAACCGTTGGGCGATGTTCGATGCGCGGGTCGGCACGGCCAGCACCCGGGCGGCGTCACTCCAGGCCGTGCTGGCGCCGGGCGCGGTCGATGCCGTGGCGCTGATCGACACCGATGCCGAAAGCGCCACCGTCACGCTGACCGTCGATGGGGTCACGAACTACACCAGCACGCAGAGCTTTAACCTCGGCGGCAATGCCATCGACAACTGGTTCTCCTGGTTCTTCGAGCCGATCGGCCGCAAGTCGACGCTGCTGTTCCTCGATGTTCCGGTCTACGCCAATGGCGTCGTTACCGTCACCATCGCCCGCGATAATCCGGCCGACATGGTGTCGTGCGGGTCGCTGCTGCTGGGACGTCAGCTCTCGCTGGGCGACACCGAGCACGGCGTCGACATCGGCATCATCGATTACAGCCGCAAGGAAGCCGACCAGTTCGGCGTCATCTCCGTGGTCGAGCGGGCCTTTGCCAAGCGCATGACCGCAAGGGTCGTCATGCCGACCGATGCGGTCGACGACATCCATCGCAACCTTGCCGCGCTGCGCGCCACCCCGGTCCTCTGGATCGGCTCCGAGACCTTCGAAAGCCTGACTGTCTACGGCTTCTACAAGGAGTTCTCGATCGACCTTGCCTACCCGACGGTCAGCTACTGCAGCCTGACCATCGAGGGGCTCACCTGATTTTTCTGGCCTAAACCCTCCCGAGGGAGCTCCCATGCCCATCACAGATCTGCCGACGCCGCCGTCCCGGACGGACGCGGCGAACTTCAACGTGCGCGCCGAAGCCTTTCTGGGCGCGCTGCCGACGTTCGTCACCCAGGCCAATGCGCTGGCCACCGAGACCAATGGCTATGCCGCGAGCGCCGCTGCCAGTGCTGCCACCGCCATCAACGCGCCCGGCACCAATGCCACCAGCACGACCAGCCTCGCGATTGGCACCGGCTCGAAGTCGCTGACGGTCCAGACCGGCAAGGCCTTTGTCGTCGGCCAGTGGGTGACGATCACCAGCACGGCATCGCCAGCCAACTGGATGCACGGCCAGATCACGGCCTACACCAGCGGCACCGGTGCGCTCGTCGTCAATGTCGGCATGACCGGCGGCAGCGGCACGATCGCGGCCTGGACGGTGGCGCTGGCCGCGCCTTCGCAAGGCACCAATGCACTGCTGGCCACCGGCAGCTATGCCGATCCTGCGTGGATCACCTCGCTCTCTGCCGCCAAGCTTACCGGTTCCATCGGCATCGCCAATGGCGGGACTGGCGCAACGGATGCAGCCACGGCGCGGACCAACCTCGGCCTAGTCATTGGCACGAACGTGCAGGCCTTCAATGCCACCCTGACCTCCTGGGCAGGCAAGGCCGTGCCATCGGGCGTGGTGGTCGGCACCACCGACAGCCAGACGCTCAGCAACAAGACGCTGACCAGTCCCGCTATCAACGGCGGGGTGCTTGATGCCGCGTCGACCGTCAGCGACAGCGGCACGATTGCGACTGGCAGCGTCGGCTTCCGGGGCGTTCCCCAGAACAGCAGGACCGCTGCCTATACCCTGGCGCTGACCGACAATGGCAAGCACATCAGCATCACCACCGGCGGGATCGTCATCCCGGCCAATGCCTCGGTCGCGTTCCCGCTCGGTGCAACCATCGTCATCTACAATGACAGCGCCACGGCCCAGACCATCTCGATCACCACCGACACCCTGCGCCAAGCTGGCACCGCGAATACCGGCAGCCGGACGCTCGACGGCTACGGGCTGGCAACGCTGGTCAAGGTCGCCGCCACCACCTGGGTGATCACCGGGGCGGGCCTCAACTGATGGCCGGGGTACTCATGACCCTGCTGGGCAGCGGCAACAGCGGCCTGCAGGTCGCGCTGCCGGTCAGCTATTATGCGTGGGGCGACAAGTACAGCGCGGGGGAGCAGTACGGTGCCGATGGCGGCTACTTCAGCTACCTTTCCGGCGGCAACTTCACGCCCGCCACCTGGCAGGGCCGCACCATCCGCGCGCTGGTTCACAGCTACGACTTCTACGCCAGCACATCGACCACGCTGATCGGCATCGACGGCTACAATGCGACGCCCGCTCCGCAGCGCCTGCGCATCAACGGCACCAACTTCACCCTGGGTGCGGGCTCGGTTTCCTGGCTCACCAACGTCACCGGGATCACCTTCAGCCCGTCGCCGACCAACAACATCAACTGGACCTCGCACGGACTGGCCGTGGGCGATCCGGTCCAGTTCTATTGCACCGGCGGTATGCCCACCGGGATCACCGCGTTCACGATATACTTTGTGCAGTCGGTGGTGAGCGCGAGCGCGTTCAAGATTGCAGCCACCCCGGGCGGGGCGGCGATCAGCTTCACCGGTTCCGGGTCAGGCACCCGCTATGGCTACAAGAACCCGATCACGTCCTATCAGGCGAGCGGTGCACTAAGCGGCAACCCGTTTGGCAGCATGCTTCCCCGCGCTGCCACCATCACCATTGCCAGTCCCGCGACCGTCACCGCGACGGGTCACGGGCTCACCAACGGCAAGCGGGTTCAGTTCACGACCACCGGCGTGCTGCCGACCGGGATCCTCGCCAACACCACCTATTTCGTCATCAACGCCGCGACCGACACCTTCAACCTCTCCGCCACGCAGGGTGGCGCCGCGATCGGCACCTCGGGCGTCCAGTCGGGCTCCCATGTCGTGCGTGAGGTGGTCTCGGTCACGGTCAGCTAGAAGGAAAACAGCGATGCAGGCAGATCGCCGGCCGACGGTCACCGACGAGGTGATCGCCATCAACGACGACCTCGACATCAACTACGGGGTATTCAAAAACGGGCTCACCTTCCGCCGGGCCGCCAACTCCTGGCGGCTCTGGCCGATGCTGGAGTTCGTGGCCCCGAAGCTGAACCCCACCATCGCCGAGATGTACGATGCCGGTGTCGAATGGACCCTGTGCGAGCATGTATCGGTCTGCATAAATGGGTGGGCCGATTACGTGTTCGAAGGGCCCAAAGGCCCGATCACGCAGCGCTGGACGCCCGGGTTCCACAATGTCGAGAACGGTGGCGGGTACCTGCCGGCCGGCGAGTTCACCCGGCGCTTCCATGACGATTTCACGCTGTGCTGCGTGGTGCAGAAGTTCCGGCGGACGCTCGGTGTGCAGTACCACTTCGAGGTGCTGACCGGCCCAGCTGTTCTCGATCGCAAGGCACTGTTCGTCCATTACGCCACCGGTGCGCGACAGCGGCAGACGGACTTCGATTTGTCAGCCGGGCACGCCCTCGATGCGGCCCCGGGCGATATCGCCATCATCGGGAGGCTGCGCTGATGGCAGACAATCCTGATCGAGATCCAGCCGTCGAGATCGCCCTGATCCGGGCTGACCTCGAGGCCATGCAGGAAGACCTGAAGGCCGTCCGCAAGGAGCTTAAAGACCTGCTCGAGGCCTGGAATACCGCGACCGGCATGGTCCGGTTCGTCAAGTGGCTGTCGACCTTCGCGACGGCGCTCGCCGTCCTCTACGCCACCATCAAAGGCCTGTCCGGCCGCTAACTTCCCGGGAGACATCCATGACACCGCTGCCACCGGCCTATGGCTGGATTGATGACCTGCGTCCGCTGCCCAGGATGCTGGAAGAAGCCCGCAAGCTCTACGGCACCTTCGAGGTCGCCGGGCCTGGCAATAACGCAGCCATCATGGGCTGGGCCAAGGAGACGGGCCTCACGAAGACCTTCACCGCCGACAGCATCCCCTGGTGCGGGCTGTTTATGGCCGTGGTCGCAAAGCGTGCGGGCAGGCCGGTGGTGGAAGGCCCGCTCTGGGCGCGCAACTGGGCGAAGTTCGGGATACCAGCCGACCGGGCTCAATTGGGCGATATCCTGGTGTTCCGCCGCGCGCAGGGTTCTGGCCATGTCGGGCTCTATGTTGGCGAGGACTACGGTGCCTTCCACGTGCTCGGCGGCAACCAGTCCGACGGCGTGACCATCACCCGGATCGCCCGGGATCGCTGCATTGCCAGTCGCCGGCCTGCGTACCGCAAGGCGCCTGCGACCGCAAAGCCGGTCCAGCTCGCGGCCAACGGCGTGCTGTCCACTAACGAAGCCTGACCGGCCGTCATCATCACCAACCGTCCGCCCGCAATTCCTGCGGGCTTTATTGTGGAGAAATGACATGGAAGAATTGAAACCCTGGTGGGCATCCAAGGCCATCTGGACCGGTGTCATCGGTAGCCTGTGGGGCGTGGCCGCGGCGCTCGGGATCTTGCCCGAGGGGCTGACGCAGGCGGACGTCCTGACCGTCGTACTCGCGCTGACCGGTATCGGCAGCGTCGTGTTCCGGAAGACCGCGAAGGCGCGGATCGAGTGAGGAATGCAGCCTTGTGTTCATGGCTATTTTGGCCATAACTGGGAGCCCTCAGGGAGCGGCCTCCAATGCAGACATTTTCGGCCAAGGAAGCGAAGTATCACTTCGGCAGGCTTATCGACACGGCACGGGCGGAGCCGGTCACGGTCGAGAAGCATGGTCGGGCTGTCGTCGTCGTGCTGGCCGTGGAAGAGTATGAGCGACTGAGAAACGCGAAGGCAGGAAAGAATGGTTGATCAGGCGCAAGAGGACAGGTTCGTGGCGGTGTTGACCGAGCTTGGCGGCTCGGCAGGTAATGGCCGCCTGCGTGAAGCGTTGGGATGGGACGAGCAGGCCTATGATGCCGTGAAGGATGCGCTGATTGCGCAGGGGCGTCTCGTGCCGGGCCGTGGTCGCGGCGGTTCCGTTTCGCTTGCCGATGCCGCACAAGCGCAGGCGGCCAAGGCTGCACCGGCCTCTGCCCGTGCCCGGCCCGCCCGCGCCAAGGGCAACGGCAAGGGCGGTGATCTCGGCTTCGAGGCGGAACTGTTCAAGGCAGCCGACAAGCTGCGCGGCAACATGGAGCCGTCGGACTACAAGCATGTCGTGCTGGGCCTGATCTTCCTCAAGCACATCTCCGACAGCTTCGAGGCAAAGCGCACCGAGCTGCAGGCAGAACCGGGCGCCGACCCCGAGGACCGCGACGAATATGCTGCCGACAACGTCTTCTGGGTGCCGCCCACGGCGCGCTGGTCTCACCTGCAGGCCAACGCCAAGCAGCCGTCGATCGGGAAGCTGATCGACGAGGCGATGATCGCCATCGAGAAGGACAACGAGAACCTGAAGGGCGTGCTGCCGAAGGACTATGCCCGGCCCGCGCTCAACGCGGTGATGCTGGGCGAGCTCATTGACCTGATCTCCGGCATCACGCTGGGGCGCGAGCGCGGCGCGGCGCGCGATGTGCTGGGCCGTGTCTATGAATATTTCCTCGGCCAGTTTGCTGGCTCAGAAGGCAAGCGCGGCGGGGAATTCTACACGCCACGTTCGGTCGTGCGGGTCATGGTCGAGATGATCGAACCCTTCAAGGGCCGGGTTTACGATCCCTGCTGCGGTTCGGGCGGCATGTTCGTGCAATCCGAGCGCTTCGTGGAAGAGCATGGCGGGCGCATCGGCGACATCGCCGTTTATGGTCAGGAGTCGAACTACACCACCTGGCGGCTGTGCAAGATGAACCTGGCCGTGCGCGGCATCGATGCGGACATCAAGTGGAACAGCGAGGGCAGCTTCCACAAGGACGAACTGCGCGATCTGAAGGCTGATTTCGTGCTCGCGAACCCGCCCTTCAACATCTCGGATTGGGGCGGCGATCGCCTGCGCGAGGATGTGCGTTGGAAATACGGCATTCCGCCAGCCGGCAACGCCAACTTCGCCTGGGTGCAGCACATCGTGCATCACCTCTCGCCTGCGGGCGTGGCGGGCGTAGTGCTGGCCAACGGCTCGATGTCGTCCACCCAGAACGGCGAAGGGGAAATCCGCCGCGCCCTGATCGAGGGGGTGAACGGCGCGCCGGGCGTGGTCGATTGCATGGTCGCGCTGCCCGGCCAGCTGTTCTATTCGACCCAGATTCCCGTCTGCCTGTGGTTCCTGGCGCGCGACAAGTCGAACGGTGTCGCCCGCGACGCGAAACTGCGCGACCGGCGGGGTGAGGTCCTGTTCATCGATGCGCGCAAGCTCGGCCACATGGTGGACCGCACGCGCAAGGAGTTTTCCGACGCCGACATCGAGAAGATCACGCGCGCCTACCATGCCTGGCGTGGCGAGGGCGAAGCGGGCGCCTATGAGGACGTTCCGGGCTTCTGCAAGTCGGCAACCTTGGAGGAGATCAAGGAGCACGGCTATGTGCTGACGCCGGGGCGCTATGTCGGCGCGGCTGAAGCCGAAGATGAAGACGCTCCATTCACTGAGAGATTTTCTGCTCTTCAAGAGCTTCTTGAAGCGCAGTTTTCGCATGCCGACACGCTAACGCAGCAGATCCGCGAGAGCGTGCGCAGGATCGAAAGCAATGAGTGAATTCCCGCTTTCCCCAATCGGTGAAGTGGCCACGGTGCGCTCCGGCTATGCCTTTAAAAGCAGCGACTGGAAGGGTTCCGGTACGCCAGTTGTGAAGATCGCAAACGTAAAATCCGGCCGCCTTAACATGGATGGTTGCTCGTTCGTCGACGACGCTGTGGCGAGAGATGCGCACGAGTTTCGACTCGCGAAAGGCGACATACTTATCGCTATGACTGGGTATATCGGGGAGGTTGCAGTTGTTCGGGATTCCGATCTTCCAGCCTTGTTGAATCAGAGAGTAGGTCGTTTTTCAATTCGAGATGCAGGTCGACTTGATCGACGATTCCTCTATTACGTGATCACATCTCCCAATATTCGTCAGGAGATTGAGGGGCTTGGCTATGGCTCTGCACAGCCCAATGTGAGTCCTTCGCTAATCCAGAGTGTCAAGGTTCCAATTCCAGCGATTCAATGTCAGCGCGCTATCGCCTCCGTTCTCGGCGCGCTGGATGACAAGATTGAGTTGAACCGGCAGATGAACGAGACGCTGGAGGCGACGGCTCGGGCGATCTTCAAGGACTGGTTCGTCGATTTCGGCCCGACCCGCGCCAAGATGGCCATGCGGGGCGAAGACCCGCAAAAGGAAGGGGTCGCCCGCGCGCCTTACCTCGCGATGGATATCTGGTCCCTCTTCCCCGACCGCCTCGATGACGAAGGCAAGCCGGAGGGGTGGCGTCTTGGAACTCTGGGTGACGTCGCGCAGCAGGTAGGTGAGTCGGTTAAGCCCGAAGCGCTTGATCCAGGCACACCCTACATCGGACTTGAGCATATGCCGCGCAAGTCGATCGCTCTTTCTGATTGGGACGGTGCCGATAAGGTATCGAGTGGAAAGCTCGCTTTCCGCAAGGGTGATTTTCTGTTTGGGAAGCTCAGGCCCTACTTCCACAAAGTGGGCATAGCACCGGTCGATGGGATCTGTTCTACCGACATCGTCGTTCTCAACTCCCGCAAGCGGGAAGCAGCTGCATTTGTGCTGGCTTGTATATCGCAAGATGAGTTCGTCGCCTTCACCGACAGAACGTCGGATGGGACAAAGATGCCTCGCACCAGTTGGGGCCGGATGGAGCGTTACTCGCTATGCATTCCAAATCAGACGGTCCTTAAATCCTTCAATGAGTGCATTGAGCCGATGCTTGAGCGCATTGTTGCTAACATTCACGAGTCCCGCACCCTCGCCGCATTGCGCGATTGCCTCCTGCCCAAGCTCATGTCCGGCGAAATCCGTGTCAGGGACGCAGAAAAGCACGTCGAGAGGGCTACATGACCCGCGCGCCTGTCCGTCCCGAACTCATTCGCTGGGCGCGGGAGCGGGCCGGCATTCATGATACTGACGACCTTATGGGCCGCTTCCCGAAGCTGGACGAATGGGAAACCGGTGAGACCCAGCCTACACTGAAGCAGCTGGAGGCCTTCGCGCAGGCCGTGCATGTGCCCATCGGCTATCTGTTCCTGCCCGAGCCGCCGCAAGAACCGCTGCCGATCCCGGATTTCCGCACCCATGACGGACGCGGCGTGGGGCGCGCCAGCCCCGATCTGCTCGACATGATCTATGCCTGCCAGGAACGGCAGGGCTGGTATCGCGACTTCGCGGCTGTGGTGCGCATGCCTGAGGCGGACTTTGTCGGCAGCGCCAGTCTGGATGACCGGCCGCAGGACGTGGCGGCGCGCATGGCCGAAACGCTCGGCTTCGATGTGGCCCATCGCGCCGCCTGCCGCACCTGGGAAGAGGCGCTGCGCCTGTTCATCGCCCAGGCCGATGCGGCAGGCGTCCTGGTGATGGTGAGCGGCGTTGTCCTGTCGAACAACCGCCGTGCCCTTGACCCGGAGGAGTTCCGCGGCTTCGCGCTGGCTGACAGGCGGGCGCCGCTGGTGTTCATCAACGGCGCGGACACGAAATCCGGCCAGATGTTCACGTTGGCGCACGAACTGGCGCATCTCTGGCTCGGGTCCTCGGCGGTGTCGGATGCGAGCGCTGCGCCACTCCACGGCCACCGACGCGAGGAAGTCTGGTGCAATGCGGTGGCGGCCGAACTTCTCGTGCCGCTCGATGCCTTGCGGCCGACGATCCAACAGGGCGAGCCGCTGGATGATGCGATGCAGCGCCTGGCACGGCAATTCAAGGTCAGCACGCTCGTCATTCTGCGCCGGCTGCTCGATGCAGGCGCGCTCGACCGGCCAGCCTTCGATAGCGCCTGGGCAGAGGAACGGGCGCGCCTGCGGGAACTGGCCCGGTCCGGCGCTGGTGGCGGAGACTTCTACCGAACCACCTTGTCGCGCGTCAGTCGCCGTTTTGCCCGGGCACTTGTCGAAAGCACGCTGGAAGGACAGACCCTCTACCGCGATGCCTTCCGGATGCTGGGCGTCAAGAAGACGGAGACGTTCCACAACATCGGGCGGGAAGTGGGGGTCATGGGATGACCCGTTACCTTCTCGACACGAACATTTTCATTCAGGCGAAGAACCTGCACTACGGTTTCGATTTCTGCCCGGCGTTCTGGGAATGGCTGATCAATGAGAACGGCGCCGGCCGCGTCGCCAGCATCGATAAGGTCGGGGATGAATTGCAGTCCGGAGGCGACGATCTGTCCGACTGGGCCACCGCACGCGGGCGTGAATTCTTCCTGCCGCCGGATGATCCCGTCGTCCCGGCCCTTGGGCGCGTCAGCGCCTGGGCAACGGGCCAGAACTATGAGACGGCAGCAATCGCTACCTTTCTGCAGGTGGCCGACTACTGGCTGGTCGCGCACGCGCTGGCCCATGAATTTGTCGTCGTCACGCACGAGGTGCCTTCGGATTCAACGCGCAAGATCAAGATTCCCAATGCCTGTATCGGGCTGGGCCTGACCTGCATCAGCCCCTATGAAATGCTCCGGCGGGAACGCGCCCGGTTCGTTCTTGGGCCAGCGCCGAGGGCCGCATGAGCGCAGACTGGTATCCCGGCATTCGCGCCTTCTGCACGCACTGGAAGCATGCGCCGATGCTCCAGCAGACCTTCGCGACGCTGGAGCGGGAGTTTGCCGACGAGAACGACGCCTGCATCGATGCTGCCAAGGGCCTTGTCGAATGCGCCTGCCGTGTCTTGATTGAAGAGCTCGATGATCCGCTGGCGCCCCTCAAGCCGGAAGCAGCTGATACGCCACTAGGCCACCTCGTCGGCGTGGCCACGCGTCTGCTCGATCTGGGCGCAATCCGCCACCGTGCCTTTGCGGACCTCATCAAGCAGCACAACAAGCTCACAGAAACGCTGCGGGTCTTGCGAAACGAGGCCGGAACAGTGAGTCATGGCAAGGACGGCTTCATCGCCAAGCTGTCCGCTCATCATCGCCGCTCGGCCATTTTGGCGGCAGATGCGATCATCACATTTCTGCACGAGGCCTATCTGGAGCGCGAGCCGGACCCGGTGCGAACCCTTGAACCCTACGAGCGGTTCGAAGCTTCCAATGCAATCATTGATGAACTGGCCTCGCTTCGGGGGGCAACCGATGACGAGGGCTTTCTCCAGGTGATCGTCAGCCTTCCCGGCGGTGAAGAGTTGCCGCTCGCAATCGAGCCCTCGCGTCTGCTGTTCGGTGTGGATCGGGAAGCCTACAAACTCGTACTCAATGCATGTCGTGAGGCCAAGGCCTCTGCGCCTCAAGATGCGGAGGTTGCCTGATGGCCTATCTTTCCGAAGCGGCCGTTGAACAGGTCGTGCTCGATCAACTCGCCACACTTGGTTACTCGATAGCCACCGATGCCGACATCGGACCGGATGGCAAGGCGCCGGAACGCGAAGCCTATGCTGATGTGGTGTTGATCAAACGCCTGACAGCAGCCATCGATCGGCTCAATCCCACTATTCCTGCAGAAGCCCGCGCCGATGCCGTGCGCAAGGTTCTGGCGACCGAGAAGCCGTCACTTGTGGAAGAAAACCGGCGTCTGCACAAATTGATGGTCGAGGGCGTCGATGTCGAATTCTACAGTGACGATGGCACGATCCGCGGCGACAAGGTTCATCTGATCGATTTTACCGACCAAGACAGGAACGACTGGCTGGCGACCAGCCAGTTCACGGTCATCGAAGGCAGCATCAACCGACGACCGGATGTCGTGGTGTTCGTCAATGGCCTGCCTCTCGGCGTGATCGAGCTCAAGGCCCCTGGCGGAGAGAACGCGACGCTTGCCGGGGCGTTCAATCAGCTACAGACCTACAAGTCGCAAATCCCCTCGCTCTTTCGAACGAACACTGTCCTCGTCACTTCGGATGGCATCACCGCGCGCGTGGGTTCGCTGACCGCCGATCAGGAGCGCTTCATGCCCTGGCGCACGACGGACGGCAAAATCATCGCAGCCAAAGGGCAGCCCGAACTCGGCGTGCTGATCGAGGGCATCTTCGAGCGACGCCGTCTCCTCGATTTGCTGCACGATTTCACTGTCTTCGGTGAGACGGGGTCGGGCCTCGCGAAGATCATCGCGGGTTATCACCAGTTTCACGCCGTCCGGCACGCCGTGGAGAAAACCGTCGAGGCATCTTCTCCTGAGGGCGACAGGAAGGTGGGCGTGATCTGGCACACCCAGGGATCGGGCAAGAGCCTGCTGATGGCCTTTTATGCCGGACAGCTGGTGCGGCGCCCTGAGCTTGAGAACCCGACTATTGTCGTCATTACCGACCGCAACGACCTGGACGATCAGCTCTTCGCGACCTTCTCCATGTGCCGGGATCTGATCAGACAGACGCCTGTTCAGGCTGAAAGCCGGGAGGACCTGCAATCTGCGCTGAGCCGGGCCGCTGGCGGCGTCATCTTCACGACCATCCAGAAGTTCTCACCTCCGGCGGGTGAGGCTAGCTATCCAACGCTGTCAGACCGCCGCAACATCGTCGTCATTGCCGACGAAGCGCATCGCAGCCAGTATGGCTTTAAGGCGCGGATTGAACAAAAGACCGGCGAAATTGCTTACGGTTTTGCAAAATATCTGCGTGATGCACTGCCGAACGCCTCCTTCATCGGGTTTACTGGAACGCCCATCGAGAAGGACGACGTGAACACGCCGGCCGTGTTTGGCGAATACATCGACGTTTACGACATCAGCCGGGCGGTAGAGGACGGTGCAACGGTCCCGATCTACTACGAGAGCCGCCTTGCACGCATAGAGCTTCCCGAAGACGAGAAGCCAAAGATCGATGCCGAAATCGAGGAGCTGACCGAAGACGAAGCGACCACTGAACAGGAGAAAATCAAGCGGAAATGGGCCACTGTTGAGGCCCTGGTGGGCTCCGAGAAACGGCTTGCGATGGTGGCGGCCGATCTTGTGCAACACTTCGAGGACCGCGTCGCCGCAATGGACGGCAAGGCCATGGTGGTCTGCATGAGCCGTCGAATCTGCGTCGCGCTATATAACCAGATCATCGCGCTTCGGCCCGATTGGCACAACGATGACGACGCCTCGGGTCTCGTCAAGATCGTCATGACCGGTTCTGCATCGGATCCTCAGGACTGGCAGCCGCACATCGGGACCAAGGCGCGGCGCGATCTCCTGGCGAAGCGCGCGAAAGACCCGAAGGATCCTCTAAAGCTCGTCATCGTCCGAGACATGTGGTTGACGGGCTTCGACGCACCTTCGATGCATACCATGTATATCGACAAGCCAATGAAGGGGCACGGCCTCATGCAGGCGATCGCCCGGGTGAACCGCGTTTTCCGTGATAAGCCTGCCGGCCTCGTCGTTGACTACATCGGTATCGCTCAGAACCTCAAGAATGCCCTGGGCCAGTATTCGGGTTCAGACCAGCGCCAGGTCGGGATCGACGAGTCCGAAGCGATCGCCATTCTGCTTGAGAAGTACGAAGTCGTGAAGGCGATGTTCCACGGCTTCGACTATGAGCACGGTTTGGCTGGGACGCCCCATGAGCGCTTAGTCGTGCTCGCCGAGGCCATCGAATGGATCCTTGCCCGCCAGCAAGAAGCTGCAGCGAAAGAAACGAGCGAAGACGCGAAGCGTCGGGAAAATCGACGCTATCAGGATGCCGTGCTTGCGCTGTCCAAGGCTTTCGCCTTGGCTTCCGCTACTGACGAGGCCCGCGAAATCCGGGATGAAGTCGGTTTCTTCCAGACGGTTCGGGCTGCGCTGGTAAAATCCTTGGACGGCGGCGGTGGGAGCGCTGCTGATAGGGAATTTGCCATTCAACAAATTCTGAATCGTGCGGTCGTTTCAACCGGGATCGTGGATATTCTTGCAGCCGCAGGGATCGCAACGCCCGATATCTCGATCCTTTCTGATGAATTCCTCGCGGAAATTCAACAACTCGAGAAAAAGAATCTGGCCCTTGAGGCTCTTCGTAAGCTTCTGAACGATGAAATTCGCTCACGCAGCAAGACGAACGTGGTTGAAACGAAGCGCTTTTCCGAGCGCCTCGAAGCCGCCATTGCTCGCTATCACACGAATGCGATCAGCACGGTCGAAGTACTTCAGGAATTGATCGAGCTCGCGAAAGAGGTGCGCGCCGCCCAACGGCGAGGCGAAGATGAAGGCCTGTCGCAAGACGAGATCGCCTTCTATGACGCGCTTGCTGAGAACGAAAGCGCTGTCGAGCTGATGGGCAATGACTCCCTCAAGGTGATCGCGCACGAGCTTCTCGTCAGCCTAAAAGGCAGCGTTACGGTTGATTGGTCACACCGTGAAAGTGCCCGTGCGCGCATGCGTGTGCTGGTGAAGCGGATATTGCGCAAGCATGGATATCCGCCTGACCTTCAGGACGCTGCCGTGCAGACAGTACTTCGGCAAGCGGAAACACTCTCTGCCGAATGGATGCATTGAATTTACGGGTTTTCCCTTGTGAATCAGAGAAATTCAGAGCGAGTTCGTTCGCAGAATCACTCCCACCGCCA